CCCAATTATTCCGGTTAAGGAAAAATGAATGAAATTCTTGAGACGAAGCTTCTGCTTCAGATGTGAAAAAAATGAATTTTTTCATATCAATTATATATTTGATTATATGCAAATATAAGATTTATATTTTGATTTTCATGTCTAAATATAAAGATAAATTACAGATTATGTGCATGAAACTATAACGGTCTATAACATCAATAACGAACCGTATATTAAGAATGAAACGGGGGAAGGGGGAAGGAACGATGTAACAAATAGATACGGTGCGGTGCGGGGGAAGTGCGAGAAAAACGAACCGTATGAAAAGCTGCGAAAAACCCGGAACGGCGGGGAAACCCGGGGGCATGCAATGCCGACGAAATGAATGAGGGCGGAATCGAAAGATTCTCGCCCTTTATTATGAGAAATACGCGTCAGAGATACCTACGCCGGGGGGAACAGAACCGAAGAATCACCCTGCGAATGGTGTGCTTTGTACATGTCCGGCGGGCTTGGAGCCGTTTCTGAAGAATATGGAAATGGGCATTGCAGTTACCGAAGGAGTTACAAAATGGGGTTACAGAACCGGGGAAATGGAGTTACGAAATGCGGATTCGGAAGCCCTCTGCGAATGTGGAAACACCCCGAAACCGAGAATAAAGCCCCGGATTCGGGGCGTATGGAAGCAGGAAACTGCCCTGCCGGTTGGGGGTTGCGCGAAATATAATCAGCTGAAAAACAGCTGAATCAATCTTAGGGTGCGGTCCGGAGTGCGGGTGTCGCCTTTGCCGAAGAGAAACCGAGGATTACCGGATGGCGTTGTAACGCACGCTTGCCTTGATGAGCCCCAAGGCCCGAATCATCTTCAGGGGTATCTCTTTGGGGTCGTGGTGCGGGTTGTGGCTGACGAGCTTGACGAAGCCTTTGCGCTCCGACTTCTGGATATACTTGATGGTGACGAATTCGTCGCCGTCGACGTTGAACGAAACGAGGTACATTTCGCCCCAGAAAATACCGAATTCGAGGTCGTGGACCTGCTTGTAGAGGACGATGTCGCCGCTCTTGAGCAAGGGATACATCGAATCGCCCCGGACGTGGACGGCGCCGTCGCAGGCGGGTAGGTCGGGCAGCGAAATGTAACTGAGCGGCACGGTCTCCGCGTCCTCGAACAACGCCACGAGGCCGGCCGTGGCTTCGAGACTATATAGCGGGATGCGCTGCAACTCGACCAGGCTGTCGGTGCGAAGCGGGAACTTCTCCTGCACGCACAGCCCCGACGCAGGTGCCGGAACGGAGGTCATCGCCCCGCGCCCGGTCAGCAACCAGTCGGCCGCGATCTCGAATGTCTTTACAATATTCTGTATGGCCTGCACCCCGGCGTTGCTGCGCCCCTTGAGGATTTCGGTAATCAGGGAAGTGCTCACCCCGATCTTGCCGGCGAAGTCCTTCTGGTCGGAAACCGCCCCGGATTTCAGCAGGTAATCATAGGCGGCCATGAAGCGGGTTGTCAGTTCGTTGGTCATGAATTATTACAGAATAATGTAAAATAATCAAGGGTAGATTTGGTATTTAATACAGAACATTGTATTTTTGCAATTGGAAATCGGCTCCTTGAGGCTCAAAGATACTGAAAATTTGGCAAATCAAGGGTGTCGGGCGAACAAATCGTGCGGCCGGCAGACCGATGAAGAACACCCGTGCTGGCATTCAAGCGCCGGGCGAAGACCGTCCGGGGAGAGCGCCCGGAAAGCTGTTCGGAAAATGAAGCGCCCGGAGAGCTGTACGGGAAACGAACCGGAAACACGCGAACAACGCGAGGACGAAGAACGCAGCCCGAACGACCCGAAAAGGGGCTGAAGCGAACCGCCTGTCGGGAAGCGAACCGCCCGGAGCGCTGTTTGGGAGACGAAGCGACCGGAGGAGCAGCCGGAGCGCTGTACGGGAATCGAACCGGAGAAGCAAGCGCCCCGGCCGAAATGACGAAACGACGCGACGAAACCAAAACGGCAAGGCATCCGAAGCCGAAATGACGGAGCGACCATGGAATACTACAACAACATACTCTGCATCCCGGTCCGTGAACTGCTGGAGGTGATGAGCGCCTCCAACTACCGGCAGCTGGCGGCGCGCGGCAAGCTGCAGGTGGCCCGCCGGGGCTGCCGCGGACGCTGCGCGCTGGTGGTTTTCGACAGCCTGCCCGACAAGTACCGGGCGGCGGCCCGGGAACGCTACCCGCAGGGCGGCATCATGCAGCTGCAAAAGTGGTTCCGCGACAACTACACGCTCGATGCCGAGGCCCGCACGTTCTTCTCGCGCTTCCGCTTCGACAACGGCGACCCGCTGCCCGCGGGCAAAATCGCCGAATACACCGTCAACGCTTCGGTGATCCGGGCCGTGCAGCGGCTCATGGCCAACGCCCGGGCCCTGCGCCAGGCGCAGCTCGACGGCCGCGTGCAGTGGAGCGAGATGGCGGCGGCCGTGGCCTACTTCAGGCAGGAGTACGGCCATACGCTGCCCGAGAGTGCCCTGCGCTTCCGCAAGAAGGTCGCCGAGTTCGGCCGCATGGGCTACGAATCGCTGATTTCGGGCAAGTTCCGCAACCAGAATTCCCGCAAGGTGAACCACAAGACCGAGCGGCTGATTCTCTCGCTCGACAGCCTGCCCGAGCGTCCGTTCAACACCACGGTGGCCGAGATGTACAACCAGTTCGTGTGCGGCGAGCTCGACGTCTACGACCCCGAGACGGGCGAGCTGTTCGACCCCGGGGAGTTCGCCGACCGCAACGGCGAGCCCGTGGCCCTGAGCGCCGCCACCGTGGCCAATTACCTGAACAACCCCAAGAACCGCGCCCTGCGCTCGCGGCTCCACGACAGCGCCTGGGACTTCAACAACCGCTACCGTCCGCACCACAGCCGCAAGGCTCCGGTGTGGGCTTTCTCGAAGATTTCGCTCGACGACCGCGACCTGCCGCGCAAGATGGCCGACGGCACCCGTGTCAAGGCTTACTACGCCTACGATGTGGCTTCGGGCTGCGTCATCGGCCACGCATACAGCCGCCTCAAGACGGCCGACCTGTTCATCGACTGCGTGCGCAGCATGTTCCGGCTCATCGACCGCCAGGGCTGGAATTGCCCGGCCGAGGTGGAGGTCGAGCACCACCTGGTCAACAACTTCGCCGACGGGCTGATTCGCGCCGGCGTCGTCTTCCCGTTCGTGCGGTGGTGCAACCCCGGCAACTCGCAGGAGAAGCGCGCCGAGCACTTCAACCGTGCCAAGAAATACGGCGTCGAGAAGCGTCTGCAAACGGGCATCGGCCGCTGGTACGCCCGGCTGGAAGCCAACCGCCCGCGCGAGGAGAAGGTCTACGACGAACACAACAACACCTACAAGGAGGCGACCTACACCTACGACCAGCTCGTGGCCGACGACCTGCGCGTCATCGACGAATACAACCGCCGGCCGCATCCGAACCAGAAGCTCTATCCCGGGCTGACGCGCTGGGAAGTGCTTTGTCAGAATCAGAACCCCGGCCTGTCGCCCGTCGACAAGGCGCTGCTCTGTCGCTTCATCGGCGAGAGGACCCGCACCTCGGTGCGCCGCAGTATGTATTGCACCGTGCGTGGCCAGAAGTTCCGCCTGCCCTCGCCGGAAGTGCTCGGACGGCTGGCGCCCAACGACTACGGGGTGGAGGCATGCTGGCTGCCGGACGAGACGGGCGCCGTTCCGGAGGTCTACCTCTACCAGGGCGGCAGCTTCATCGCCCGCTGCACGCCCGTGGAAGCCTACAACGAGGCGACCGCCGAGCAGACCGACGAAGACCGCCGCAACTACACCGAGCAGGCGAAGTACGTGTCGGAGTTCGACGCCCTGATGAAGCGCGAGCAAATCCGCAAGGTGCGCATCCTGCCGCGCGGTCTGCCCTCCGGCGAGGCCGAGACGGTCGGGGTGCCTGCCGGTGACCAGCCCGGCGACCAGCCCGGCACCCAATCCTATGGCCAACCCGGCACCAAATCCGGCCAGCCCGGTGAACCCCCGGCGCACAGCACGCCCGGCGCAGCCGCTTCGGACGCCGGCTCCTCCGACGACTTCGGCTTCGGCGCCGACTATGCCGCCCTGGCCCGCCAAGACCTTTAGCACCAACACGCAAAAGCCATTTCGATATGATTCCGAACGACAACGGCCCCGGGAGCGCCGAATGGAAAATCGTAAAGACCCCGACCTTCGACTACATCTCCGCCCAGCTGGAACTCTGCCGCACGAACAGCCTTTCGGGGATGTTCTGCGACCTGCCGAACATCGGCAAGACGGTGGCGGCGCGGCACCACGCGAAGACCCACAGGAACGTCGTCTACGTCGACTGCTCGCAGGTCAAGACCCGGCAGCGGCTCTTCCGCTTCATCGCCCGCGGTTTCGGGCTCAGCGCCACGGGGCGCTACGCCGATGTCTTCGACGGGCTGGTGGCGCGGCTGCGTACGCTCGGGCGTCCGCAGATCATCCTCGACGAGGCGGGCGACCTGGCCTACGAGGCTTTTCTGGAAATCAAGGCCGCATGGAACGCCACCGAGGGGTGCTGTTCGTGGTACCTGATGGGCGCCGACGGCTTCCGCGCCAAGCTCGAGCGCGGCGTGGAGTTCAAGACCGTGGGCTTCGCCGAAATCCGCAGCCGCTGCGGCGACCGTTACAGCAGCGTCACCCCGCCCGAGGGCGAGGAGCGGAAGAAGTTCCTGCTGGGCCAGGCCCTCATGATCGCCCGGGCCAACGCCCCGGCCGAGAGCGACTACCGCCAGATTGCCCGCCGCAGCGACGGCAGCCTGCGCCGCGTCCACACGCTGATCACCAAGGGAGCCTGAGCGATGAGAGCCTATTCACCCGTTGAAATCGAGCGGCTGCGCATCCCCGAACTCCCCTTCGACGGGGAGTGGGAGCGCGCTTTCGGGCGTCCGTCGCGCTTCGAGCGCTGGTATGTCGACGGTGCGTCGGCCAGCGGCAAAAGTTCGTTCGTGATGATGCTTGCCAAGAAGCTCTGCGACTTCGGCAAGGTCGACTACGTAAGCCTGGAGGAGGGGGCCAACCTGTCGTTCAAGAAGCGCATCAGCCGCCTGCGCATGGGCGATGTGGCCGGGCGCTTCAAGGTTGTCACCGACACCACGGCCGCCGGGCTCGCCGAGCGGCTGGCCAAGCCCAAGAGCGCCCAGTTCGTGGTGATCGATTCGGTGCAGTACCTCGACGTGCAGAGCTTCGCGCAGCTGAAGAGGCTGCTGCTCGACCGTTTCCCGCGCAAGTCGTTCATCCTGGTCTCGCAGCTCTACAAGGGCAGGCCGAAAGGCAAGATGGCCGACGACCTGAAGTTCGACTGCGGCGTGAAGGTCCACACCAAGGGTTACCGGGCCTACTGCCAGGGCCGCTACGCCGACAATGCCGAAGCCTACTTCACCGTCTGGGAGGAGGGGGCCTGCCAGTACCACCTCAGCGAATAGGAGCCGGCGATGGGCAAGCACCACACGAACACGCTTCGGCGCATGCGGCTGGTCTGCAACATCGTGCAGCAGCACTACGAGCCGGGCAACTACGCCAAGAGCTACTTCAAGGTGTGGCAGCAGTATGTGTATCCCGTCTACCCGTGCTGTTACCGGACCATGCTCAACTACATCAACACGCCCCTGGGCAAGTGCGGCTCCGCACCGGAGCGCATCGGGCCCTCGGCCAACAAACACACAACCGACCTATGACACACATCAAGAACATCCTCCGCAACATGCGCCGGGAGCTGTGCACGTCCGTTCCGGAACTCGCGTTCGTCGGCAAGGACCGGGGCGAGCTCGCGGGGGCGAATCCCGCGGTGGCGCTGCCCTGCGCCCTGCTCGACGTCCGGAGCGCCGGCTACTCGCAGCAGGCCCGCGGCGGCGTGCTGGCCGACGTGGTGCTGACCGTCACGGTCGCCGCGTCGGATGCCGCATCGGAAACTCCGTACCGGACGCTCGACTTGCTGGAGCGCATCCGCACCGCGCTCCACCTCTTCTCCGCCGACGAGGGCGCGCAGCTCCTCTGCACGGAGTTGAGGAAGGTGGACGCCGCCAACCTCAGCGAGTGTTACGAGCTGACCTGCCGCACCGTTTTCGAGACCGGCGGTACCCTCTCCGCGACGCATCCCGTGCACGCCGTCGGACTGGAGGTCCGGTAGCCAACCGCGGCGGACACGCCCCGGAAGCCGAGCTGAAAAGCTCGGCTTTTTCTGTTGTAAAAGAATGTGTGTAAAGAATCTACATCCTTTTTGCCGGGGACTTCGGCATGATGCAACTTTGCACTACGGAACCGCCGCAACAGGGCCGGGCAGACGAACCGCCCGGCGTCCGGCGTCCCGCAGCCCGAACATGAAAATCGAACTCGAACGCATGGCCCGCAAGGCGGCTTACACCGTCGGACGTCTCTTTGTCGACGGCCGCTACTTCTGCGACACGCTGGAAGACACGGACCGCGACGCCAACCGCAACGGCGTCTTCGACAGCGGCGAGCGGAAGGTCTATGCCCGCACGGCCATCCCCAACGGCACCTACCGCGTGACGCTGGAGCGCTCCCCGAAGTTCAGCCCCCGCTACGGCGGGCGCAGGGTGCCGCGGCTCCACGGCGTGCCCCATTTCGAGGGCATTCTGATTCACACGGGCAACACGGCCGACGATTCGGCCGGCTGCATCCTGGTGGGGCGCAACAGCGCTCCGGGCCGTCTGACGGGAAGCCTCGCGGCTTTCAACGGGCTGCTGCCCCTGCTGGAGCAGGCCGCGGCGCGCAGCGAGGAGATAACGATAACCGTACACTGACAAACCGATGGGCGACTATGTCTGGCAAATCGTCGTGCTGCTGCTGACCAGCTCCTGCGGCTGGTTCTTCGGCAAGCTGCAAACCCGGCGCGAGCAGAAGCAGAGCGACCTGGAGATTATCGAGGGGGCCGTTTCGCCGCTGCTGGCGTCGATCCGCGAACTCACCGAGCACAACAACCGCCTGGTGGAGCAGTACCTCGACGAGCAGCAGCAGCGGCTGGTCGTGCAGGAGGAGAACAAGAGCCTCAAGGCCGAGCGCGCGGAGCTGGCCCAGCAGGTGTCGCGGCTCACGGCCAAGGTCGGCAAGCTCGAACGGACCATCAAACGACTGGCAAAGAATGAAAAGGACCCTCTTACTGACGATTAGCCTGCTGTGCGCAGGCTGCGGTGCGTCGCGGCAGGCCGCCAGGTCCGCCGAAACGCTCGTCCGCGACACAGCGGCGGCCGGGACCTCGGAGATGACGGCAGACCGCACGGTGCAGGAGCAGACGGCCACCGGGCAGGAGTTCGACGAGGAAGTCATCACCGTGACGACGCTCTACGACACCTCGCAGCCCGCCGACCCGGCTACCGGAACGCCGCCCGTCAAGGCGCGCACCGCGCAGACCCGGCGCACCGCGGTCCGGACCCGACAGGAAACGGCGGCCGCAGGCGCCGAAACCCGCACGCAGCGCACCAGCCAGGCGACAGCCGAACGGTCGGAGCTCAACGCCGCTGCCGAAACGACAGTCCGCCGCGGGATGAACGGCATGCAGCGCCTCCTTTGCACGGGCGGCCTGCTCGCGGCGGCCGCAGCCGCCGGGTGGCTCCTGCTGCGCCGGAGACTGCGATGAACGCTCCCCACGAACACTCCCCACGAACACGAACAATTCACCATAATCCACACACACCAAATGTTACCACGAGTAAAAATCACTTTCGCCAACGGCGCCCTCGGCCAGGTCGAGGCGATGGCCGACGGCTGCCTGGGCTTTCTGGCGCTGGGCGCGCAGGAAGTCGAGGGCGACGGCAGCTTCAAGCTCGGCAAGGCCTACACGGTCAAGAAACTGGCGGGGCTTGAGGAGCTGGGCGTGACGCCCGGCAACAACCCCAACCTCCACCGCAACGTCAAGGACTTCTTCGCCGAAGCGGGCGACGGCGCCGAGCTCTGGCTCATGGGCTTCGCCGACACGGAGAGCTTCGCGTCGGTGCTCGACAAGGACAACGCCGCGGGCGCCGCGGCGCTGCTCCGGGCCTCGAACGGCAAGCTGCGCGGACTGCTGGCCTTCAAGACCCCGGCCGCGGACTATGCGATGACCGCCGAAAACGGCTTCGACGCCGACGTCACGGCCGCGCTGACCAAGGCCCAGGGGCTGGGCGAATGGGCGGCCGAGGTGTTGCAGGCGCCGGTTTTCACCCTCGTTGAGGGCTACGGCTTCACGGGCGACGCCATGCAGCTTGCGCCCCTCACCGCCATGGAGCACAACCGCGTGGGCGTCGTTATCGGCGACACCGCTCCGGGCAGCCCCAACGCCTGCATGGGCATCGTCGGCGGCCGTATCGCCGTCACGCCCGTGCAGCGCAAAATCAGCCGCGTGAAGGACGGCGCGCTGACGCCGCTGACCGTCTACGTCGGCGAGCGTCCGGCCGAGCTGGCCGACGTGGAGACCATCCACGAAAAGGGCTACATCACCTTCACGACCTTCGTCGGCCGCACGGGCTACTTCATCGCCGACGACAGCCTGGCGACCCGCGTCGAGGACGACTACCGTTCGCTGACCAACCGCCGGGTGGTCGACAAAGCCTACCGCGTGGCCTACAACACGCTGCTCGACACGCTCAACGACGAAGTGCCCGTCGCTTCGGACGGCACCCTCTCGCCTGCGTGGTGCACCGCCGTCAAAAGCCGCGTGGAGCAGGCCGTGGTCTCCAACATGACGGCCAACGGCAACCTGGGCAACGACCCCGGCGACACGAACGACACGGGCGTGGAGTGCACCATCGACTACCGGCAGCAGATTCTGTCCGCCTCGCGCCTGGCCGTGGCCCTGCGCGTGAAGCCCAACGGCTACGCCAAGTACATCGACGTCGAACTCGGTTTCAAGACCGCATAAAACCAACATCCATGTTCAACAGCAGACAATACGAATGGGCGGACATCACCGTCTTCGCGGGCAGCCGCGACATCACGGGCATCCGCTCGGTCAAGTACAGCGTGAAGCAGGAGAAGGAACCGCTTCACGGCAAGGGCGGCAGGCCCCTTTCGATTCAGAAGGGCAACAGGACCTACGAGGGCGAAATCGGGGTGCTGCAATCGGAGCTCGAAGCCCTGGCCGCCGCGGCCGGAGGTTCGGTTCTCGACCTGGAGCTGACCGTGGTGGTCAGCTACGGCAACCCCTCGAAAGGCGACACGGTGAAGGTCGAGGAGCTCCTCGGCGTGCAGTTCACCGAGGAACCCCGCGAGATGAAGCAGGGCGACAAGTTCATGGAAATCACCTTGCCGTTCATCTTCCTCGACAAGAAAACCAAAATCTAACCCGCAACACACACAACTATCATGGCAAACGCAAAATGGATCGGACAGGCCGCCCCGGAGCAGATCGCGGAGTGGAAGCAGCAGCACGGCGAGGTCTTCGCCGTCAAGGTCGACGGCCACGTATGCTACCTGCACAAACCCTCCCGCAAGACCATTTCCTACGCTTCGGTGGCCGGCAAGACCGACCCGCTGAAGTTCAACGAGACGCTGCTGCGCGAGTGCTGGCTGGGCGGCAGCGAAGCCATCCGCCAGGACGACGGCATGTTCCTGGCCGCAGGCGGCGTGCTCGACCGGCTGGTTGAAATCAAGGAGGCCGAGCTGGAAAAGTTGTAGAGGCTGCCGGGGTCGCACCGGGCGAGTGGATCCGCCAGCTCGACGCCCAGCTGCGCTACTACATGCACACCGACCCCGCCAGCCTCACCGACACCGAGTGGGCCATGCGCGTGAACGAACTGAAGTGGATTCGCGCGCAGGAGGCCCGAACACAGGGATGAACGAAGCGTCATGGCTACCAATTCTGAAAATACGGATTCGCCGGAGGGCCGTCTCAGACGGCTGTGGTCCGGCATCGAGAAGACCCGCAAGATGGTGCGGCAGCTCTCCGAAGTCTTTCCTTCGGCCAAGGCTTACCTTGCCGGGGCGCCCGAAGCGTGGAACCTGCGCATGCAGAGCGAGATGCAGCTGGCTGTGGTCATGCAGCGGCGCATGCAGGCTTCGCAGGCCGAGGTCGGGAGCATCCACCGTCTGACGGCGGCCCAGCAGTCGCTGGGCGTCGTGGGCCAGTCGGTGCAGCTTGCGGGCGCACAGCAGCTGGCGTCGCTGGTCGGGCGCCGGGAGAGTCTCGAAACGCTCATCCCGGCCATGAACGACCTCGTGGCGCGTCAGCACGGGCTCAGCGCCACCGACCGCGATGCGGTGCGGGTTGCCGACCTGCTGGGCAAGGCGATGCAGGGGCAGACCAGCGGTTTGACCGACGCAGGGCTGGCGTTCTCGGCCGCCGAGGCCCATGCCCTGCGTTTCGGCGACGAGGCGCAGCGCGCCGCGGCGCTGGCCCGGATTGTCGCCAACAACGCGGGCGGCATGAACCGGGCGCTGGCCGACACGCCCGAGGGGCGGCTCCGGCAGCACGCCAACACGATGCTCGGCTTGCAGGAGCGCATCGGCCGGGTCGCCGTCCAGCTGCAGGCCGCGCTGCTTCCGGTCTTTGAGGCGGTCGGCGACGCCCTGGGGCGGCTGGTCGGCTGGTTCGACCGCAACCGGGCCGCGGTGTCGGCCATCGTGGAGCTTCTGGCCCGCACCGTCGGAGCCGTCTTTTCGGCGGTGGCCTGCGTCGTGGGCACTCTGGCAGGTCTGTTCGGCTCGCTGTTCGAGAAGCTCTCCCAGGGCAGCCTTCCGGTGATTGCGCTCACCGCGCTGGTGAGCACATTCTCCGCCGTCATGGGCGTGCTGGCAGTCAAAACGAAGCTGGTGGCCTGGTGGTCGGGCATCGTCACGCGCGCCAAGCAGGCTTGGGCCACGGCGCAGGCCGTGCTGAACCTGGCGATGCTCGCCTGCCCCGTCACGCTGGTGACGGTAGGCGTGATAGCCCTGATGGCCGCCATTGGCTACCTGTGCCACAAAATCAGCGGCTGGGGTTCGCTTTGGGACGGCGTGGTGGGATTCATGAAGCACTCGTTCCTGGCCTATGTCGAGAACGTGAAGTTCGCTTTCACTACGCTTGTCAACGGCATCCTGCTTGGGCTCGACACCGTCAAGCTGGGCTGGTACCGCTTCAAGGAAGCCTGCGGGCTGGGCGACAGCGCCGAGAACCAGGCAGCTATTGCCCGAATCAATGCCGACATCGAATTGCGCCAGCGGGCCATCACCGACGGGGCGAAGAAGGTGACCGAACACATGCGCAAGGCCCGCGAATCGCTCTCGGGAATCCGCATGTCGTGGAACTCCGGCCCGGCGCAGGACGAAGAACCCGGGTTTCTGATGCCCAACCTCGGCGGAGGGGGCCTGGCAGAGATTCCTGCCGTCGGGTTCCTCGGCGAAGCAGGCGGCGGTTTCCCGGGTGGCGGTTTTCCGGCCGGGATGACGGGCGGCGGTGTGGTTTCGGCCATTGCCGACGGCGGCGGCAGTCCCGCGAAGTCGGTGACCATCAACCTTGGTTCGCTGGTCGGGCACCTCTCGTTCGGCAGCTACGACGGCGACCGCGACCGGATGCAGCGCGATCTCGAAAGCGCCCTGATACGTGTTTTGCAAACGGCTAACTCGGCAATGTAATGGCAAAGGCATCATTTGATTTGGACCGGCTCGCGCCCCGCGCGGACGCAGGCTGGAGCGGCAGTCCGTTCGACCCGGCGGCGATTGCCCCCGGCAAGGCGTCGGGACGCTTCGGCGCCATCCCTCCGTTCTTCATCTCCCCGCAGAGGGAGGTCATCACCCGGGTGAACGACATCGGCGAAATCATGGACGGCTATAACGCTGCGGGCGTTGTCCGTTCGGTCATGCCGATGCGCGTGAGACGCCCCGGCGACAGGGAGTGGTTCACCCTCCCGCTCGAACCGCTCGTCTCGGTCAGCGGCAAGAACACCATTGTCCGGCGCAAGGCGGCCAAGTCGAAGACGGGCGGCACCGTCAAGGAACAATGGGGCCAGGACGACTACGAGGTGACAATCCGCGGCGTCGTGTCGGGCGCCGACGAATCGAAGTACCCCGAAAGCCAGCTGCGCAGGATGCTGGAGCTGTTCGGCGAACGGCAGGCCGTCGAGGCCGAGCAGGAGATGCTCCGCCTGTTCGGCATCTACTACCTGGCCATCGAAAGCGCCTCGTTCCCGCACACCAAGGGGATGAACAACCAGCACTACGAAATCAAGGCTTACAGCGACAACCCCGAGGACCTTCTGATAATGATTTGACAGCACACGGCCATGTATGCCATGAATTTCGACATAACGATAGGCCCGTTCCGGCTCACGACGCTGGAAAGCGTCGTCGTGACGCGCAGCGTGGAGAACCTGGCCGACACGGCCACCATTACGCTGCCCGGCGCGGTTTGCAGCTATGCCCCGGAGCTCGAAACCATGCTCGGCGAGGGCGACCCCGTGTGCATCCGCCTGGGCTACGACGCCCGGGGGCAGGAGCTTCCCGTGGAGTTCGAGGGCTTCGTCAGCCGCATCGGCAGGGAAGAGGGGGCTGTCAAAATCCGCTGCGAGGACGGAATCTACCGCTTCCGCCGGGACCTGAAGAACGCCGTGCTTGCGTCCGTCAGCGTGAAGGAGCTGCTGGAGCACGTCCTGCGCGAACTGGGCGGCCTTGAACTTTCGTGCGACTACGATTTCAAGTACGACAGGTTCGCCATCTACGAAACCACGGGATTCGACGTGCTGAAGAAAGTGCAGGAGGAGACCCGCGCCAACATCTACCTGCGGGGCACGACGCTTCATGTCCATCCGCAGTATGCCGAAACCGGGCGGAGGGTCATCTGCGATTCGGCGGTCAACATCGAGAGGTCGGACCTCAGGTACAGGGAGGCCGGGAAGCAGAAACTCATCGTCGCCGTCGAGGGCACGGACGCCAAAGGCCGAACGGTCAAGGTGACCAGGGGCACGCCCGGGGGCGACAAGTTCACCCTCAAGCTGCCGGGCGTGTCGGACCGGACGACGCTGGAGCGACGGGCCGAGGAGGAACTGCACATCCGCGACTATACGGGCTACGAGGGGAGTTTCACGGGGTGGCTCGTGCCGCGCATCGAGCCGGCGGACGTGGTGGAGCTGCGCGATGCGGACCACGAATACCGGACGGGAAAATACTACGTGGTGGCCGTCGAAACGACTTTCTCGGCGGAAGGCGGAAGCCGCAAGACGACCATCGGCAAAAAACTCGGATAGGATGGACAAGCCAACACAGATACGGAGCCTGCTTCGCTCCATTGCGGGCACGGACAGGCCCTCGTTCAGTTTCCGGCTGATGGAAGTCGTCGGGGTCGACGGCGACCTCTGCCGGGCGAAGCTGGGCGACCTGGAAATCCCCGGCATCCGGCTGTCGTCCATCGACGGCGGTTCGGAAAACGGGCTGCTCGTCGTTCCGGCCCGGGGGAGCGTCATCCTCGTGGCCGACCTCTCGTGCGGCAGCCTGCGCGAGCTGTGCGCCATCGGCTATTCGGAGGTCGAATCGGTCCGCTGCCACCGGGGCAAAACCACCCTCACGGCCGATGCCGAGGGGGTCACGGTCGAATCCGGCAGCAGCAAGCTGCGGGTCGAGGACGGCAAGATAACGTTCAACGACGGTGCCAACCACGGGTTGGTGAAGGTCGAGGAGTTGGAGCGCTCGCTCGAAAGCATTAAGACCTATTGCGAAACACTCAAGGAAGCCGTATCTGCCGGGATCAAGGCCATTGGAGCAGGCATTGGGGCCAACGGAACCACAGGGGCGACGACGTTCGATACGGCAATGGCTGCTGCATCAATACGGCTCGAAGAACTGGAAAACGACAAAATCACGCACTGATGGCAAAAGACACAGGCATATTGCTCGACCCGGCGACGGGCGACCTCGCGGTCTCGGCCCGGCGCGACGGTGCGGGGCTGATTGCGCAGGGGCTGGAGGTCGGCACCGCGACCTTTCAAAACCAGGCGCTGATTCTCCGGGCCGCCAAGGGCGAATTCAAGGAATACCCGACCCTCGGTGCCGGCATCTCGGACGCCCTGGGCGACAACGAGACCACGGGCTGGCGGCGCGAAATAGCCTTGCAGCTGGAAGCCGACGGCATGAAGGTGAAAACCGTCGATCTCGATTTGAAAAACAACAAACTGACCGTCGATGCGGAGTACGATTCATAACAGGCAGTCGCTGCTGGACATGGCCCTCCAGGAGTGCGGTTCGTTCGAGGCGGCGTTCGCCCTTTCCGAACGCAACGGGATAGCCCTGACCGACAGCCTCACGGCCGGGCAGGAGCTGGAAATCGCGCCGGAAGACGTGGGCAGGAAACGCATCGCTGCCGCCCTGGCCGCCCGGGGAGCGAAGCCCGCCACGGCCATTTCGGCCGGGGATGCGGCGCGCGTGCCGTGGGGCGGCATCGGATTCATGGGCATCGAAACAGACTTTATCGTAAGCTGATGAGAACAATCGACCAAATCAAAGAGAGCATCGCCGCCGACTTCATGAAGAACGAGGCGGTGGCCGACCTGTTCGGGTTTCCGGCAGGCGACAATTTCGCGGCGCACTTCAGCAAGGTGTCGGTCGTCAACCTGCTGTTCTACGTCTTCGCCTCGGCGGCGTGGGTGGTGGAGCGGCTTTTCGAGACGCACCGGGCCGAAGTCGAGGCGCGCATCGGGGAGATCATCCCGCACCGGGCCAAGTGGTACAAAAGCAAGGTGCTGGAGTTCATGCAGGACCGGACGCTGATGCCCGATACGGACCGTTACGACACGTCGGGCATGACGCAGGAGGAGGTCGACGCGGCACGCGTGGTCAAGTACGTCACGGCCGACGAGAACCGCAATGCCTCGCTGCTGACGGTCAAGGTCGCCGGCGAGAAGGACGGCGTGCGCTGCTGCCTGGACCCGGAGGTTGAGATGCAGCTGGCGGCCTACCTGGCCGAAATCAAGGACGCCGGGGTGCGCATCAACCTTGTGAACCGGGAGGCCGACACCTTCAACTGCTCGGTCGACATCTACTACAACCCCATGCTGCTGCCCGAGAACGTCCGGCGCGACTGCGAAGCGGCCATCCGCAGCTACATCGCCAACCTGCCTTTCAACGGCGAATACACCAACATGGCGCTCATCGACGCGCTGCAGGCCGTCGAGGGGGTGCTCATCGCCGAGTTCAGGCAGGCGACGGCCTCGGCCAGCGGCATGACGGCGGTGACGGCCATCGACGCCCGCCACGTGCCTGCCGCCGGGTATTTCCGGGCCGGGCAAATCACCCTTACGATGAAAGCCCATGAGCAAGTATGACATCAACATCCGGCAGCTGGGGCTGCTGCTGCTCCCCACGTTTCTGCGGCAGCCGCTCATGGCTTCGCTGCTCTACGCCGCTCTGACGCCCCTGGCGCAGCTCCACATGCGGCTGACGCTCTTTCGCAGGGAAACCGCCTACCGGCTGGACCACAACGGCCAGGTGTGTCATTTGAGGGCCGTGCTCAACGACACGTTCGACCCCGACCTGCGGCGCATCACCGTCACCGACACCGCACAGAGTGCCGGGGTGCTGCTGGTCCGTCTCCGGGCGCAGGCGCAGGCCGTGCGCATTCCGCGGCGTCACGCCGCGGCGCCGCTTGCGGTCAACCGCCGCGGATTCGGAGGTGCCAGCGGATATGATTTCGTCGTGAACCTCCCCCTGGCGCTGCGCGGCTCCGCCGAATCCCGGCTCACGGCCGTGGCCAACACCTACAAACTGGCATCCAAACGATTCGCAATAAGTTATTTCTGATGAAAACGACATTAGGCAATTTCCTGACCCAGCCCAACAACGACTTTCCCGTCGACGCGGAGACGTTCGACACGCTCCAGCAGAACCAGGCCATCCTGGCCGTTTTGGGCAACATCGCCGGAGACAAGGCGGTCCTCCTGGGCTGCGAACCGGAACAGGGCGGCTCGGCCCGGCAGCCCGGCTATGTGTTCCTGCGCACCCGCGAGTTCCCGGAGGGCGAAATCCTCTACTGGGAGGGCGGCAGCGTCTCCGCGGGCATGTATCTGAAGAAGGAGGCGGCCGCCGTCTCCGCCCAGGGCTACGAATTCCCCCAAGCCTATACGGTCCGCAGCCTGGCGCCCGGCATCGGCGAGGAGAACTATGCCTGGACCGAGATGAGGGACATCCCGACCATCCAGCAACAGGAGCTGACGATTGCGGCTCTGCGCGCGGAGCTGGCCTTGCTCATGCCGCCGCCGCTGGGCATCGTGCAGATATGGGCCGGGGCGAAAGTCCCGGACAACTACGAGCTGTGCGACGGCCGCGAGCTCAAGATCGCCGACTACCAGGAGCTCTACGAAGCCCTCGGCACCCGGTTCAATGAGAGCTACGACTGCAACGGGCGGCGGTATGCCACCACTTCGGGATACTTCCGCCTGCCTGACCTGCGCGGGCGTTTCGTCGTCGGCTACAATGCCAGCGACACCGATTACGGTTCCTACGGAAAGGTCGGCGGCGAGAAGACGCACCGCCTCTCCGTCGGCGAGATGCCGTCGCATACGCACCCGGTGAAGGACTATTACTTCTCGGAAAATTTCGATGAACCGGGATGCAGCGGCCGGGAGAAACTGTCTTCGCCGACCATCGGCTCGAAACGGACGGACCACGACAACCATTTCCTTTACTACCGCACGCACAATACCGAGCCGGGAGGCGGCAACGCAGCACACGAAAACCGTCCGCCGTATTACGCGCTCGCCTACATCATAAGGATAAAGTAACCAAAACGACACGACCATGGCCATTAGAAGTCTGAACCAACTGAAAAAGTGGTTCCAGAAGGGGTGTTATCCCACCGCCGCGCAGTTCGGCGACTGGATGGACAGCTTCTTCCACAAGAACGACACGATTCCTGTCACGTCGGTCGACGGGCTGGCGGAACGCCTCAACGACAAGTACAACGCGGCCGACGCAGCCGCGCTCGAAGCCAAGGCCGACGCCCTTGCCGAAGACCTGGCCGCGTACCGTGCGGAATCGATCTTCGAGCACCGCAGCATCAACGACAACATCGAGGAGCTGGACACCGAGGACGAGCGGCTCGCCCGGCTCATCAGCGACGAAGCCGCCCGCGCTGCGGACGAGGAGGATTCCATCCGCAGCGACTTCGCCGCCGCCGATGCCGCGGCGCTCGCCGAAGCCCAAACGTATGCCGACAGTAAGATTGACGACGTGGTCGACGGCGCCCCCGCAACGCTCGGCACTCTGCGCAAGCTCGCCGAGGCCGTGGGCAACGACCCCGGTTTCGCCGCTGCCGTCACAGAGCAGTTCGGCTCCAAGGTCGATAAGGTCCAGGGTAAGGGCCTTTCGACCGAGGACTTCACCTCCGCCGACAGGCAGAAACTCGCGGACATTGCGCCCGGGGCCAACAATTACGAGCATCCGGCAAGTCATCCCGCCGCCATAATCGACCAGGACGCCGAGCACCGTTTTGTCTCCGACGACGAGAAAACGGTGTGGAACAGCGCCTTGACCAGCGCTTCGGTCAAGCGGATCGCCGGGCCCATGACAGCCGAGGAGTTCGCCGCCCTGACGCCCGACGCGCAGACGCTCTACATCATCACCGATTGATTCTCTGACGAGTATGGCTATCTGCAGCGGCAACAAAAAGGTCGGTAAACTCCACATCGGCGGCAAAGAGGTACGGGCTGTCTACGTCGGTCCCGTCCAAGTGTGGTCCAACATCGTGCGGGTGGAGCATGGCGAAGATTACAGCGCATGGAGCTACGACGACCCCGTGCGCCGACGCACCGTTACGCCGTGGGAGCAGGACATCCATTACGACGGTTCGGCCGGAGAGCGACGGACGGGGACCCCCTACACGCAGGAGGAGACGGCCCGGACTTCTGTCGATTGGGACGGTTCGGCTTATTGGAACGGGTCGTGCGGCACGGATTATCACTACGTCGATTACCAGAAAGTCCGCACCTGTTACTCCTACTCCGACGGCGTGGTGCGCTATTCCGACTACTGCAATGGCGACGCCCGGTCGCGCCGCATCGAGGGCCAGTGCGGCTGGACGCGCGAGTGGCGGATTACCCGCGATTGGTACCGCACAGGCAGCACCTGCAATTCCGCAGGCGTCAACGGCGCCTACGATTGCGACGGGACCTATTCCGTGACTTATTGGAACGAGGGCCAGGACCAGTCTTTCTGTTTCCCGGACATGTCCGGTTCGACCGAAACCCGCACCATTTGGCGCGTCGGTCCCGTCGCCACCAAAATCCAGGTCGACGGGCAATGCGGGTACAGGTTACCGCGTTATGAATTGAATGTTGGGTTAAGGTCCTGGAGTTTTGGCATTACCGACCATAACGTCGATGATTCCACGCGCGATTCGGATGGGACCCTGCGTATAACCACCTCACGCAGTTATCTTGATAGTCGTTCCAATGTGGAATTCGATATGTACGGGATAGAGCTCGTCGACCCCAATGGGAATACATCCTCTATTGCTCAGAATTCATTGAGCTTTGAGCAAAAGAAAGCTGCGGTAATGAATTGCAGTGTGTATATGTCGCAGTTCAACGACAATCGTATCTGTATTGGATTTGTGGCAAATGAGATTAAGTTTGCGAGCTATTCCGGAATCATTACAATTACTCATACGTCCGGCGCGCGAATACTTCTTGATATTTATGTATCATTCGGTGGAGAAAGATTCTCCGGTGATGTCACCAAAGAATTGGCAGATACGGAGGTCGAAGATATTGACAGCCGGTTGATGGACAGGAAGCTGAAGATTTGACAGTTCCCGGGGTTCAAGCTGGAAAGTTGGCGAGGTCAAACGATTCGTTGTCTTCTTCGTGGCATCGTCGGCCGTAACAATTCAAAAATCTGTTAATGGCCGGGCCGTAGGATAGGAGCCGGGGTTTTGTACTTCGGTGGAAGTAGGGGGCGTCTTCTTGTTTTCCTTGGTTTTCTCAGCATCGTTTGCCGGAGGTCCTTTTCCCCGGTCCGTAGCCTTTCCCTTAGGGTTTGAATGATTTCTCGTCAGCTCTGTCCTCAGTTCTTCCGTTGGGTATAGTGTCCAATGTGTATATAAAAATCAAGCGCACCCCATAGGTGCGCTTCGTTTTTCCTTGTTCCTTACTTCGTTCTTGCCTTCGTAATCGTATGGTTTTAAGTGGTATATATAATTTACTTTCCGATGCAGAAACGAAGTGTAAATCGCTAATTATTTGCTTTTTATGCTATTGCGTGCGCCTGTTGCTGGCTTCGTTGTAAATACGCGGCAAATTATTTTTCGACGGATTTTTGGATGAAATTATTTTCCCGGCAGGATGTAATCGATATGTAAAATTTCTTTCAATTTGGTTTCAAT